CATTTTAACGCATTTGATGCCCCCGCAGGTGAACATTTAGCTACTGGCTTCATTGCCATTTCTGAATTATCACCTTTGAAACAATTGTCCACGGTTAATGATCCGATAACAATGACAGTGTTGTGTTGGGCAGAAAACGTTGTACTTGGTGCACCTACTCAATCTAACACAGTGGGTATGGTGCCACAGTCTGGAGATGAGTATGGCAAACAGGTCACTTCTAACACTTTAACTGTGTTGTCTAGGGTTGCGGGAGCTTTATCTAATATAGTGTCTATACGACCGTATGCCATGGCGACTCAAGAGATTTTAACGAAAGCCTCGCGTGTTGCTATAGCATTAGGTTTTAGCAAGCCTACAGTTGTAAGTAACATTGGATATATGGTTCCTAGAACTGTACCAAATTTTTCCAGTGCAGTCCAACACGATCCTGTTTATAAAATGACGTATGATGACAAACAAGAGGTTACGCATGATCCATCTGTGTGTGGTTTGGCAAGAGTTGACGAAATGAATTTGAAAACCCTTATGCAGATTCCTTCATTGATTTCAACTTTTGGTTGGAAGTCTTCGTTCACGCCTGAACAGACGTTTTTACATATCAAAGTTTCCCCTAATCATTTTATTGAAGGACCTGGGGCACAGTCTACCAAAGTTTTGGCTATGCCACCGGTATCGTACATTACGCAAATGTTTCGTCAATGGCGAGGTTCGTTGCGCTTTCGTTTTGTTGCAGTGGCTAGTTCTTTCCATAGAGGTAGGTTAAGGATAACATACGACCCAAATGGTGTAACTGCTTCTCAAGTTGCAGCTGGTTTGGAATATAACACCACATATTCTTATATATGGGATTTATCTGAAAATCATGAAGCAATTATTGATGTAGGATATATGGCCCATCAACCATACTTGCGGCCTAGTAGACCTGGACAAATCGCGTCGTCAACTATGATAGCTCCTACAGCGTTAACACATGATGCTTCATTTGACAATGGTTCATTGTCTATCACTGTTATGAATGATCTGACCGCTAATGGAGTTGCAGCTGCTGACATTGATATCTTAGTGTTTTTGTCGGCTGGGCATGATTTTGAGGTTTATGATCCAACAGATGCACTTGATAATTACACATTATTCCCACAGAGTGGAGAGCTAATGCAGGATGATTTAATGTCCCCGTTAGTAACCAAACCACATGTTACCTTTGGAGTTTATTTGTCTGAAAAAGACCGTGCACCACTTGTTCACCATGGAGATTCTGTTGAATCATTGCGCTATTTATTGAAAAGGTATACCACTTATACCACATTACCGTTTGTAGGAATAGCTCCGAATTCCACGGTGTCAATAGAAGCCAATATGTGTGCTTTTCCTTTAAATAAAGGTAAAGCTCCAGGTGCTATGCACACTGCAGGTACGCAGCCGTATAATTATGTGTATCAAACACCCTTAGCATGGTTTTCTGCTATGTTCATGATGAGGAGAGGGGGCCTCAGATGGAGAGTTCGCGACACGTCCAATATTGGACTTAATGTTAATGAATTACGCGCTGTGCGTAATTCTACTAACACTAATTTCGTTTTTATCCCTTTGAACGTAAATACACCAACATCTACGTCCGCCAGTGCGCGAGCGTATTTGTTAAATCTCCCTTCATCAGGTGCTGCTGGCATGGCACTTGGTTCGTCTATTGACGGAGGTAGGAATCAAGTTGATTTTGAGATTCCTTATCATTCGGCAAGAAGATTTGCCTCGCCTCGTTTAGGCGATAACTCTTTGGCTCATAACCAAGGTGTTAAAATACAAACAGTTGTGACTAACACAACCACTTCAGCCAAAAGCGGGCAATTGACAATTTATGTGTCCGCTGCGGATGATTATAGTTTATCCGGGTTCGTTTCTTGTCCTCCGGTTTACTATAATCCAACTTTATTGTAAAACGCACAGCCGGTTCAGCCGGTTACTAGGCAGCAGTCGCCTAGGTGGTCATACTCATGTTGTTTTTGAGTGTGCTCATGGGCCTTCCCCAACACGTCTTTTTCAGAAGTCTTGAATTTGCCGGGGAAGCCCGGATTTATAGAGACTGCAAGTTAGAGATGTGTGAAGCCCCGCACAAAATAATGTGCCATTCAGGTAAATATAGTACGTGTAGATACTTACCTGGTGGTTAGATCATTCCATTGGAAGATGACACATTACAG